GTATAATTTTTTTCATCTATTACATTCAGGTAATGCTCTAATCCTTCACCTGAGTTTTCATAACAGTCAATAATTCGAACTTCATCACCATGTCGTTGAGCAAATGTTATGACAGTGCTATCGTTCATTCCTAGATCCCACCATGTTTCAACCTCTAGGTCTGGCTCAATGTCAAAATCTGTAATTCTACCTTTTTGCTCCAACTCCTCAATCACCTTGCCGAAATAAGAACCTGAGATTCCAGCTTGGAATGAGCATTCAAATTCTTGAGCATAACTTTCTGGCGACAT